TACTCCTGACGCTACTGCGTTGCGGAATGCCTTGTTTGAATCGGCTCGGTTGCTGGATGAGAAGGATGTTCCTTCGAGTGATCGCTATGCCATCATTACCCCTGAGCAGTACTACACGCTGATCAATTCTGACAACATCATTACTGGCTCTGTGATTAACAGAGACATTGGTGGTCAGGGTTCGATTGCTACTGGTACTGTAAGTCAGATCGCGGGTATCACGCTGCTCACCTCCATGCACTTGCCGGGAGATGATCAAACTGGTGCAGCGTTCCTGAAGAATCGCTGGGATTCTGGTACGGGTAACGACTACTCAATGGATTACACGCACGTTGCAGGCATTGTATTCCAGAAGGGTGGTTTCGGTACGCTGAAGCTGCAGGACATGACAATGGAATCGGAGTATTTGATTAACCGTCAAGGTAATCTCTTCGTCTCCAAGTACAGCATGGGTCACGGGCCTCTTCGCCCTGAGTCTGTTGTTGTTTGGTCTGACGGTACTCGTCCTGAAGAGTTGAGCGATACTAACGTAGCTGCTTAACGTAACATTTGGGTGCGTCCCCTCGCTTACTGAGCAGGGTAACAACTCTTGGAGAGTTGGGGGGACGTAGCCCTTATTTTTATTATGGCTTACGGAGTACTTACATCTAAGTTGGAGGCAGTAAATCAAATGCTGTCTACCATAGGTCAGTCACGTGTGGCTACCCTTCAAACGTCTGGCGAAGCTTACGAAGCAGAGAAGGTTTTAGAAGAAGTTGACAAGGCAGTTCAAACGGAGGGGTGGCACTTTAACCGATTTTTTGACGAACCCCTTGCGCTGGGAACAGCTACCCTTGGCTGTCAAATTCCCGGTCAACCAGCAACCACAGTTAACTCTAAAGTTATCGGTGGGTCTGCTGACAGCAAACATTTTTTAGAAAAGGGAGAGGCCATTGCGATTGATAGCGTCAGCAACACCGTTGCCTCGATCACCGATGAGACTACTTTCGTAACAGCTTCAAACGCATCAGGAACAACCCTGAGATATAGTCAGCGAATCGCTGCACCTAATAATGCGTTACAAATAGATACTAAGCTGGGGGAGTACTCCAGTCTCGATCCTATTGTTAGAGGTAGATTCCTTTACGATAAGTATGATGGAACATATATCTTTACGACTGATCTAAAGGTTAACATCGTTTACCAAGTGGCCTTCGAGCAGGGGGATGAGGGAGAACCCTCGTTGCCTGAACACGCAAGGCGTTTCATAACAATGAGAGCCGCTAGGATTTTCGCACAGAGATATGTTGGTGACCCTCAATTACTGCAATTTGTAATTCAGGAAGAGCGAGATGCGTGGTTGTCATTCCTTGCCGTTGAAGGTGAGACTGCTGACCATAGTATCTTTGATTCTTCTCTGGCTTACTATACCGTTGCACGTGATGCTACGTCTAATGTTAATCCAATAAGCAATCTCTATAGGGTCTAAGCAATGCCAGTAGTTAAGTATGCCGTTTCCAATCTGTCACAGGGAGCTAGTCAACAAGCGGAGTCCCAACGATTCCCCTCTCAGGCTGCTGAACAGATCAATGCGTATTCGTCCCATGTTAAGGGACTAACCAAACGCCCTCCGACAGAACATATAGCTGAAATTGGAGTTAACGCTACCAGCAGTACCAAAAGTTTTCTTCATCTTCTAAACCGAGATTCATCAGAGCAGTATGCTGTAGTTGTTAACCAAGGCGTAGAGGTTGATATCACCGGGGTTATCAATGCAGGCACAGAGAACAATGCCTTAACTTATGAATCCACGGAGAATAAATTCAGCGTAAATGACAAGATTCAGTTACTTAAATTTAGTTATGGGGATGAGATTCCTACTGGATTAGAGCAGGGTATCTCTTACTTTGTTCATTCAATGGGGGCAGTCGATGGGAGTACTAGGTGGCTTAAGGTCAAAGCTACCAAGAACGCAACCGCTAATATTACCGTAGGAACTACGGAGTTAGTTGCACCAGCCTTGGGGACATCTACTGATGAATACAAAGCTGGGATGCTTATTGAATCTCTGAAGCTTGACGATGGAACTTGGATTGATGGTGTCATCACCCTTCGCTTTGATGCTACTAAGGGACATAACTTTGATGTCGGAGAGTTGGTGGAGATGCCTTCTGAGAATTGGCAAGGCACTTCCTCTTATTTTTACTGGGGACAAGTCAATAAGCTTGAACTCTTTCAACCTACCAAAACACAAAGCCTGACTTCTTCAGGGACAGCAGGCCAAACCCTCAGAGCAAATGAGCTTGCCAATAAATTCTGGTTAAAACACAAGGGTTCTTGGCCCCACGCTAAGGCCTTGCAACATGGGTTTTTTGTTGATGGTGATCACCTTCATTTTGATGAGACTTGGGGGGAAAGGTTTGCAAAAGGTGAGTCTCAGGTAAATGAGGTAGTGGGGTGGGCCTTCTTAGATAACTCTCAGTTCTCTATTGCAGGCAACAAGCTCACTCGCCAGACAGGAACCTTTGACTGCACAACCTTAGCCGCTGGTCGCCTACTAAAAATCGGCGGTGCGGCTACCAATCCCCGTGCCATTGTAGTCAGCACTACAGCAACGGAGATTACCTGTGCAGAGGCATTAGATACCACAGGTATAATCTATGATGATACCTCTAACAACCGCTGCCAATTAAGAGGATGGGCCACGATTGTTAACTCAAATGCAGCGCGACAATTTCTTGAAACTGATTACAGAACTTCTAATAAGATTGTTCAATTTGGTGATCCCGGTGGAACCTGTAAAGCCGTTGGAGGAGTTACGGGTGCAGGGCCATTCGTTTATGATCTGAACACAGGAGTAGAGTGTCCTGTTGAAGCCAGCGATAACATTGCTAATCCTTATAGATATCTTTTAGACATTACTAATCCTTCGGCTGACCTTAAGGCTAAGACAATAGGAGATACTACCTTCCTCATTAACAAGACAGTCCATGTCAGGGAGTCTAACTGGTCTCCTCACCATGAAAGATTCGAAGCTTTCGTTACCGTTAGGCAAGCAGACTACAATAAGAACTACCGTATCAAAATTGGCTCTGATGCCGTTGAAGCTGTTCAGGCTGAAGAGAGAGGAGCAGCGGCAACCAAGGGGTACGCGCTGCTCTATGGAAATGCTACCGCTACGTCTACTGCAGTTGCTCGTCCTATCTGTAGGATTCAACACAAGAAAGCGGGGTTCGGGAACAGCTTAAAGATTCGATTACTTCAAAATTTTAGATTTGCTTACGGTTATCAAGCAACTGATGGAGCGTCTGCAGTTTTTGCTAACTGGGGAACACAGCATTATGATTTACTACCGAATGATGAGGGAGGTAAGTGGTTAGAATCATCCAAGCAAGACCTTCGTAGGGAGCTAAAAGGCATTAAGCTTGATGCCTACATGAAAACTGAAGGTGGATTTCATAAGGATGAAAACAAGGATTCTAAGTTTGTAGCCATTCACTATGATAAAACTTATCGAAAGCTTTTCATTTGGATTAACTTTTATTGGGCCAAGGGTGTTCCCGGTGAGCTTTCTAATCGCACTACCGTAGGACATCTTAAGGAACATTTAGCAGGGTCAGCAGCAGGAGGTGAGTGGGAGGTTGTACTTTGTGATGACCAAGGTCGTATAGCTGGTGACGATAACTATGACTCATCCAGCCTCTCCGCTGAATCTAACTTTTTCCTAGAGACAGAGCTAGGCAAAGTGACGCATCCCGAAAAACAAAACTGGGGCAACAAGAAAAACCGAGATACTTATGAGTATGGTAGGTGGGAAATGCCTTGGGGTATGGACTATATTGTTAGGGAGACGGGCTACTACAAGCAACTAACTGATTCCGTTTTTGATCCTTTGCGTCAGTACATGAAGATTGGGCTGATGTCTCCCTCCACTCCTGACTCTACAACTGAAGACCGTTTAAAGAAAAGAGGCAGGGCAATCACAGCGGGAGCTAGTGGTACAGGAGTAACAACTGGATTAGGAACGGGGTCTTCTACTGACCTTTACGATGGTGAGTACTTCTATCGTTCTCCTAAATGGATAGGGGACGAAGACCAAACCGCTGTCGGTACAGAGCGTATCGCTGAAATGTTGTCCAGCAACATGAGAATTGCTGAAGGAGTTTGGTTAGTTTCTAATGATGGGGCAGGAGGCAATCAAGCCAACCTTCAACGGGCTGATGGCAGGAAGTTATCTTCGTATGAAGGGGATGCCGACAAGCGACTGAAACAAAAGGAAGCAGGACTGGGACTGACGTATCGCGCTGCTGACTTAGAAGCATCTGCTGTAACAGGAGCCACAAAGATTCTTCAAAAACTAAGTGCGCCTACAGAGCGTGTACTCGATGATGTTCAAGATTGGATCGTTGAGCAGAAGGGAAGTACCATTGCGATTCGTCGCTCCGATGATGACCTTCCCTTTCCCATCTCTGTTAGCGATGACTTAGGAGACGCTGGCTTAGACCTGACTTATTATGAAGTTGCGGAACAGGCCAAGCTTCCTGATA